GTAGTTCTTTACTTTACCAATCAAAGAAATCTTGGCGTTCGCACTAATATCATCAATCTCCGTCCTGTGGTGCGTTGCCTTTCCTGCTATTACTTTATATGCTGGGTTGCTCTTCGCCAGTCCTTTCTTTTGTAGCGGACTTGTTCCTGCGTTGAATGTATCCAAACTATCTGTATTATCTCTTACCACTTTCGATTTTATTAATGCGTGTTGTGCCGTCGATCCGCCTAACGAATGCCCCGTCAAATGTATCTTGGTTTCTGGGTCTTGTTCTTTTAATTTTTTCACTATGTCTTCCGTCTTCTTTGCTCTATCGTTAAATAACTTTGTATGAGAACCTTGTCCCAATAATATCTTTAAATCGGTCTTTAAATCTCGCTTCGCTGTCTCGGCGTTTAAATCCGTTCCTCTGTGTGCGATTATGTGATGGTTCTCTGTATTGTGTTTATAAGTATGAATATCATTGTCGCTCAATTCGGATAATCTACTGTAATTTTCGGGTGTTGAATTATCATACGCTGATTCACTTGCTTTTGCTAATTCTTGGGTAGTAGGCATTTTCCTTTATATATTAAGTAGATATTTTTTTAAATGTTCTCTTCGCTACTTGTTTCATTCCCCATTGAGTTTTCTGAATTGGGTGATGGTAATATAGGTATTGATATTCGTAGCATATTGTTCTCTGGTAAGTCTGGTGTTGTAAATAACCCATCTAAATATTTGCGTTTATTGATTATCGATTTTTCAGTCATTGTAACATAATCATTATATGTCTTATCTAAATAGGTTTTTCCATCAATCAATCTGTGTTCTCGTTTCAATGTGAGAACCTTGAATATATCTATTGCTATATTGTAATAATCTCGTGATGATATAAGACATCGTTCCATACTCGCCTCTATTTGTAAATACATCTGTATTGAACCTATTATACCTACGAACAACGATATCAAACAACTTACACCACTAATTATATGCTGAGGCATATATCTTTCCGCTCCCACACTGAATACGCTGTTCCAAGCAGATAAAACTATTATCGGAATTTTATATCTTGCTAATTGAGATTTATAAGATAAATACAACCTTTTATATATGCGATTCATTTGTAGCGCATTCTCTCGTATTTTTTCTAAAACTGTCTCTTGGTCGGCAGTCCATTCGCAATTCATAATTATTATATATATTATAATTATAAATTAACTGCTTTACTTGGAATAAGACACCAACCCGCTTACCATATCACTCTCAATAATCAAATCATACATTACGAAGGTATCAATCGTAGCAGTAGCAGACAAATCGGCATCGTGAGTAGATTGGAAATAGATGTTAGAACTGGTAGTATCCAATCCGGAAACAACCTTGGTAGCACCTTGGTATTCTTCGAAATCCAAACCCAAAACGAAACTGTCGTCACTTTTACTATCAGTTGATAAATATTGTTTGCTGTTGAATACACAGTCGAAGTTAGGTGAATGTAGTTGCCCGAACACTTTAACAGTTTCCATAAAAACCTCAGCACCAGTGTAACCGCTGTCGGTTTTACAAGAGACCTCATTCGATGGGTAATTTCTTCCACCAATGTTAAATGTAAATCTATCCAATGCTGGGAAAAATCGAGACCCAGTCTTGTTCTTGTTAGCGATTGAACCTCCAACATCAGCACTGTTTCTCCAAGCCATCAAAATCGCTTTCACAGCACTAAATCGAGCGGGAATAAGAAGCGAGAGATTTCTCTGGGTATCGACTTGCGAACCTTGGTAGTTGGCGACACCCATTGCGTGGGTCTTGAAGACACCACCACTCTCTTGAACCAATTGCTGATGAACCGCTGGATCGACATCTAGGTAATCTAATTGAAGTCTCAAATTTTTCAATTCATAAGCAGATCCAGTAGCACCGAACACCGCCTTGGCGACAGTATCGAAGATTAATCTCAACCTGATGCCGTCCATAGCAGGAAGTGCTTGGTGAGACAAAGTTCCTAAAACGGCAGAGTGAATTGGAATACAGGCTCTATACCAAGAACCAGAAGTATGTTCTTGTCCCATCTTAATCGGTCTATCTGCGTTCAACTTGGTAGAAGCGGTAGCATTAGCGAAAGCAGTGTTATCATCAAAATCACCACCCTCCAAAATAGACTGAACTCCCTTTGCTCTGTTTCTTGGTTGGAAATCATTGTGGATATTCGCCCAGACATTGTAGTTATCAATATACTCAACGGATTGAGATTGAATTATAGTCTCTAAACCTCGAATGAATGAAGAAGCAGAACCGTTTGCTGGCGACAAATTAACTGGTAGAATGGTATCGGCGGAAGCGGTGGAAGTTCCAGTAAGTTTGTAATCAAACATAAGGTAGGAATTATGCCCGTTAATCATAGACAACTTTCCAGATGGAATGGCGAAGTAAATATCACTCGTTGAAGTTGAACCAGTGACGGTTGCCGCACTTTCTGGGACAACGGTGATTCTTCGGGAACGGGCAGAACCAGTGGCTCTAAACTGAGTAACATCAAGCATCGGCGTAATAGCGGTTTCAGACATTATATATTACATAAAGATATAAATTTTAAAATATTATTCCTAAAATTAATATTTTAAATTAAACCAATTCCAATTCAGTTATTTCAAACGATGCTAAAATTATCGCAGTTTCTGTCGCATCTAAATTAAACGGGTCAGTCAAATGCGTCCAATATAATTCAAATGGATCCTGCTTTATTTCATTCACTATAAATGATGTTGCTAAAACAGCACTCTCACCTACCTCAGTAGCACCAGTTAATTTGGCTACTGCGGACAATGTGCCTAAAAGAATGTTGTTGTTGCTTATTGTGTTATTGGTTGTATTTCCGTATCCAGTTAATAGTGGGCAGTTACCTATCCAAATCGCATGTGGTATAATATCCGCTACGTTCTCAGTGTAATACGCTATATTCACACAAGTTATTTTCCACTTGTTAGATGGTTTCGTCTTCGTCAATGGTTTAAAATTAAATGAGAACTTAGTGCCTGCTCCTTCGCTTATGAAGTTCTGCTGGTATTTTTTTACTTCACTATACGACATTTATATATTACTCACATATTTTTTATTCTTGGTTGTATTTTATTGACTACTGCCGACACTACTTGCGGGGTCTTACTTATTCCTGCCTGAACCTGCCTTCCCTTCTCAATAGCAGTCTTTACATCACCACCTTTCAATGCTTGAACCGCCTCTGTTCCTACCCTGATTAATTTAGATGCTGATTGTCCTCCTTTCTGGATACCTTTCGCTAAAACTCCTACACCTGCTACAACTGGTAATAATTCGGGTGCTAATCCCGCTATCAATGGCGTTGCCTTCATTGCTAATCCTGCTACCTTTCCTGCTACACTTGTAATCACTGGTAACGCTTTACCTGCGATAAATTTACCGGCTACCTCTCCTGCGTGTAACGCTTTCGAACCGAACCTGCGAACTTGTGAAAATAAACCGCCTTTCATTTATTTATACAATGTAACGATATTTTATTTTGTTCCGTCTCGTAATGTCTGTATTGTGGTTCGTGTTGCGTGATTGAAATACTTTGGTTCGGCATAATCTAATCGCAATGTTATAAAGTAATCTGGGTTACCTACTAAATCCAACTGACTATAATCATCATTACACAATTCGATTTCTATGTTAGATATGTGACGGTTCTGTATTGACGTATAAAACGGTGTTTCAATAAAATATGATAAATATCTGAACGGTTGCGTGTTAATAGGCACACGGGTTAATGTAGTCCCTCCGTTTCCATTTGTTGCTCGGTTCTCCGTGTTGAAATTTAACAGTCGCACAATTATACCGCTGGTTGTTACTAAATTCACTAAATACTCGAATACAAATACTATATCATCACCTACTTGCGTCCCTCTTGTATTAGTTCCTTCTATAACACCCAGTATTTTGTATGCTGTCGTCTGCGTTCCTACCGTTATCACTGTTGTTGAATTGTATTTTAATAGCGTGATTCGGTTGTTCGTTTCGTTATATGAAAATATATAATTATTACCGATTCCTAATGCGCTTAATTGTAAATTCAATGTTTCGATTAAATTCAATACCGTGTAATTTCCGGCTGGTAAAACTATCAAGTTTCCATCTATTTCTAATTTGTTGTTTTTGTTATTCACCATATTAATTGCTAACGGGATTGAGAGTGATTCCAATCCCAACACGAAATGTGCTGGGTCTTGGTTATATAGTATAAAGGGTTCTATTGGTATATTTAAACGTGTGTTGCTGTCTGAATTTACCCATTGTTTTTTATCCGCTGATGATATGAATATTTTTGCTGAACTTTGTCTGCGGTCGCCCATTATTATATATATGCTGATATAATAATAGTTATACTCTTTTTAATCGTTTCGGTTGTGGGGGTGGTTCTGGTGCGGGTTCTTCGAACGCCATCTTGGGTTGAACTGGTTTGTCAGCAACTTTCCTACGATTGTTCCTAATGATAATAGTTGGAGTATCGTCTTCGGTCTCATCGTCCGTATCATCTGTTCTTATAACTATCTGCGGTTTTTTCTTTGGCGGTGCTTTCTTTTTTGTAACCTGCTTAATCTCGTCTGCCTGTTTCAATATACGCTCCTCTTTTCGCTTGATAAGAGTGTCCCGCCCCTTTTGTAAGTTCGCCTTTTGCTGTTCTGATAAAGGTTTTCCTTTGGATTTATGAACCTTCGGTTTTTCGATAGGTTCTGTATCTGGTAGTTCCTCTAAATAATCCTCGGTTTCTCCAGGGTTTTCCATTTATATATTAGGAAAATATTTTAATTTGTTGGGATTTTTCGGTTATAAAAAAATATAAGTTGCGGGTCTTTTAACTTCTTGTATAGAAAAAAAATATAAAATATAAAAAAAATCAGAATTATTCTAACTACTCTAAAAAAACACCCTGAAAGCTTCGACAATGGAATTTAAAATTTTCGCAAACTTATTTTGCGAAATTTTCACTTTTGACAAACTTGGCTTTCACCTCACTTTATAAATATCCGAAATCGTAGGGGGGGGTATATAATTTTTTTAGGAAAATGTAAAAAAACAGTGTTCTTATACTGGATTTTCTAAAATATCAGTATAAATTTGGTACACTTTGCTCACTTTTGGCTCACTTTGGCTCACTTTTGGCTCACTTTGCTCACTTTTTGCTCACTTTTGCTCACTTTTGCTCACTTTTTTGAGCAAAAATGAGCAAAAATGAGCAAAAATGAGCCAAAATGAGCCGAATCCTCGATTTTATGAGCTCACTTATACTATTATAAGTATAATATTTATACTTATAATTATTGAAATTGTAAGAAACTAAGGATTATTTAGATGAAATTAACCATAAATTAAATCGCGTATTTGTCAGTCAGGATTTTCAATATGGCTTTTGTTTTATCTGATAATGAACTTATCATGAGTCTTATATTAAATATTATTTCTGTGTTTTCATTTTCCAACGGCACTGATTTCCAGTTTATAATAATTTCTCTATTGAAATCGTCATATTCGGGTATATGACATTTTTGTTTATAATTTAAAATTTCAGCTTGTTCTACTTTATTAATTTCCGCACATTTTCGATTCAATGCTATTCTGGCGTTACATAACATAGTATCGATGTCCTGCTCTTCACAACTCCATTCATTTATTTTTTTATCATCGTCTTTTATTTTTATATATATGAGCCTTTTATGAGTATTTGAATTTATAATTGAATGAAACGGATACTGTTCGACACTATTACATTTATTTTTTATATTGCGGTCAATGATATTTACAAACCATTCTACAGGGTCAGATTTATTTGATTCTAATATATCATACACGGTAACTTCCATCTTATTCATAAAACTATAGGCATCATACGCTTCGTCTATATTTTCCAGTAGGAAGTCAAGGGGATTCATTTTTTTGACATCCGTTTTAACCGCCGACTGAATTACAGGTAGTGTCGAGTATTGGGGAGTATCCAACTGCTGCTTTGTAAATTCGAGCATTCGTTTTAATGAATCGATTTCATAGTCTTTTATAGCAATTTGTGAGTCTTTCATCGCAATTTGTGCCCGTAATTCGGCTATAATTTGTTGGTCATTTTGTTGTGTTTGTTGTGTGTGTTGTGTTTCGACTTGCGTTTTATTTTTAATGTGCTTACACGTCAATTGATGTCTTGTTAAATTGAATTTCTTGCCGCACACCTTGCCACATTCGCACGTGTATTGTTTATCAATATCGAAGGTTATGTTTTCCATTATAATTCTAATATACTTATACTGGAGATATTATTTTTAAATAGGTTTTTCTAAATGATTTATAAATCGAGTTTTTAATTCGCCTAAAACAATCCAATATAATTTTTTGTAGGAGGCTATTTGTTTTTTTTTAAGTTGGTATGTTTTATAGTGCTTGCGGTTGAGTTCTCGAAATGCTTCCTTATTATTAGCTCTCCACTGCTTGATGCGTTCTTTGTTGTATTCGTATGTAACGTATGCCATTTTTAGTATATTATATATGTATATAACTTATACATATATATTTATATCAATTTTTTAACAACAAATCGATACTTCTATTGAGTCTCTCCAATCGGGCTTCTTCCAAATATAAATAAATTCTTCGTATGAGTTAGACCTCATCGAGGATTTGGATAACAAGATTGATTCAGTAGCCTCTCCAATTATGGTTTTAATAAATTCATATATTTCTTGATTGATGTTTAGACAATAGATTCCATTTTCTTTTAATCCGCCGTATGTCATTGTTACGAGTGGTCTGTAAAATTTCTCATTCCATTCTAATTTTGTTTTATAAGTATGTGGTTGGTCGGTGTATGTTTCAATATTATAATACGGTGGAGAGGTAAATACACAGTCATAGTCCAATGTATTATAATCAATCGAGAGACAATCCCGAAATAGTAACTGAATATTTGTATTGAATCCATTCTTTCTCTCTACAAATGTTTTCAGATGGTGATACGGTTCGATTAAATTTTGGTTACTATCGATTCCGATGTATCCTTTTGCCATTGATGCAACTGAACCAAGAAGCCTACCACCCCAGCCCATAGTAGGGTCTAACACAGTTTCTATTTTATGTTTAATCAGAATATGTGACATCTGGGCTGGTGGGAATACAGCGATGGAATTGTGTGCGTATTTGTATAGGATATGGTAATGGTATATGTCATCGCGGTCTGGGTGTTGCGTTATCTGTTTTTGTAGGAACCGTTCCTGTGATGCGGTTAGCTGTGGGTTTTCTAAGTATTCGAGGAATGAAATGCCCCGCTTACCTTTTGTAGCCAGTCTTTCATTCATTGTAAATTTATCGATAATTTTTAGCCCGCCTTTCGGTTTGCCGAAAATAAGATTTTTCCAATCCTTGTCGAGGTCATCTGTAGTAATTGGTCTTCTCATTTTTGAGACAATCACATCTACTGGATTTGGTGGAGCGATGCGCTCCTTCAATTCGAGGAGCACTTCCGGTTCTTTTCGAGCGTTGTTTATTGATGATACCACATTCAACATTTTATAGTATATGTAGAGAAAGTAATTTCTATAAATATAATTAATTTCGATTTAATTATTCGTTTGGGTTTCTTCTTTTTGTTTTTTTCGATATTCGCGTTGATAAGCATTTATTTTCTCACGATTCGCAGCTTGATATTTTCTATTACAAGCATTTATTTTCTCACGATTCGCAATTTGATATTCTTGATTCGCAATAAAATATCCTTTCTTTAGTTCTTTGATATGCTCTTGATTCGCAATATAATATTGTTTGTTGTGTTCTTCTTTATTAAAAGTGCAATTTCTCATATTCATATTAGATTGTAAAGTGTCAATCCAATGTTGCTGTCGAATATGTGCTTGCTGTATTGTATCGCATTCGAACTCTTCGATTGGCACCATCTGAAATGAATTCCATCCTCCATTCTCTCTAATAGTTGTATAGACCTTTAAATTGTATCTGGCATCAGTCTGCTTATTACAGCACCTCTTATGTTGGCATTTTCTATTGGCATACGCCTTCGTCGAACCGACATATACGAAGTCGCAGCTATCCGAATGAATTTTATAAATTGTGTATAACATATTATCATTATATATAACATTTTATTTATATCGTATTTTTCCTAAATATTATTTAATTCATTTGTTGGAACCATAGAATGATATTGAATTCACTCAATAAAGCGACACTGGTAGTAGCATAACAACAAAGCGAAATACCTGCTGGAATGGTAACAATTGGGTTAGTTAAAACAACACTCGTCCAACCACTTACATTTCCATTTAAATTCATACATAGCGATTGATTTTGTAAAGCATTCGCAGCCATATTTCCAGTTTGTCCGTAATAGATTGTTCCACCCCCAGCGGCTAATGTTGATATTCTCATATACATAGTGCAAGCACTATGAGTATCACCATCTCCGTTTAAAGTCCAACCCACGACTCTACATTTAAATGGTATCCTAAATGTGATTGTAGAATTTAGCATATTAACATTAGGAATTCCGCCCATAGTAAATTGAAAAGTAGTTCCATCATATATTCTTGGAATACCCGATAATGTGAAATTACATAGCGGTGTTGAATAATTACCGCTATAAAGTGGCGCAGCAATTGCGACTCCTGTTGATGCTTTCAGAGTAATCGTTTCATTCTCCAGTGTTGTTAATGTATCATCAATTGATATTTTTTTTAATGCGTCAGCACCGATACCAAAACCATAAATGGCTGTCGTAAAAGGTGTAGGGCGGGCAGTCCAAGTAATGCCGTCATCTGATTTAGCATAAACGGTAGTTCCATCACCTCCTGCTATCCATTGCGATCCAGTCCAAGCAACCGCATAGACAACATTATCGAAAGGTGAAGAACGGGCAGTCCAAGTAATGCCGTCGGGTGATGTATATATTTTATCTACTAAGGCGGCACCAACAGCTACCCAGAGCGAGCCGTTCCACGCTACACCATACATTATATTATTTGATTTTGCTAATGTTCCATTCCAATTGATGCCGTCAGTTGATGTTGCTATAACATAAGTAGAACCATTACCCACCATTACATAAATAGAACCATTATAGGCAATACCATACCCTTCTGTAATGAAACTGAGACTTCCAGACCTACCAGTCCAAGTGAGTCCATCGGGTGAAGTCGCTACGGGAAAAGTTCCTGTTCCAACAGCAACAAATTGTGTAGAACCATTCCATACAACCCCTCTTCCAGAAGTTGTGAAGGGAGAAGTTCGGGCAGTCCAAGTTGTGCCGTTAGTTGATGTTGCTATTCTGTTTGTTCCCTCTCCAACCGCAACCCACAACGCCTTTTGCGGACTCCACACAATTCCATACCCAGCAGTTGTAAAAAGGGAA